AGGTCAGCGTGCATTCCGTCAAAGTTCTTGACGTGCCGTCCTTCCCCTTCCCCGTGCATGCGCGCCGCCAGCGCGTTGAGATATTTGTCACGATTGGCAGCGGACATTTCACGAAGCTGAAGGGTTTCGACTTTCCTGTCTTTCCCCTCCAGTTCGATTTCGATGGTATTTGATAGTAGGCTTATCTTTTGCATAAACTCTTAGAGAGTATCAGTGCCGGTGCCCGGACCTGCGGCATACACCGGAGCAGCTTCGTTGCCGCTGCTGTCACGATTGGTAGGCTGGATGGTCACAGTGGCCGTCGGCTGTTCGCCCTCGACATTGGCACCAGGCGCAAACTCGTCCAGGTATCCCCAGAAGGTCAATGTGGCGCCGTCTGGGAATGTGATCGTGATGCGCTGCGCAACATTGACTTGCGCGTGGATGGCAGGGATGGCACTGGTCGCATAAGCAACGTCAGCACTGACCGGAGTCAGCGTTTTCAGTTTCTTGGGTGCTTGCGTGCGCCATACGCTGTTGCGCATGGTTGTGGTATCGACAGGCCCGGTTCCTGAAATACCAGGAGGGGTGACGCTTTTCTCGTAGAGCTTGATGGTAGGGGCACCCGAAAAGGTGATAAACGTCGAGTGACCGTCATCCAGTCTCAGATCGCTGGCTAATGGCATAATTTTTCTCCTATAGTTTTCTCAGTGTCAACACTGCATTGACCGTAAAGTCTAGTCGCCGATTGGGATCTTCCTCATTAGGACCCAACTCAATCACGGATCCGGTCCGCGATACGTTTTGAATAAAGTAGGATCCATCAGCAGGAATAGCAACAGTCACTCCTGATGACTGAGTGTCGAACATGAGAGCGATAGCATCAGCTTTGGCGCGACCGTCCGTATATTTCAACGAACGCACACGCACCTGGATACCAGGGTGTTCGATTCGTTCCCCTGTCTTCATCAACCTACCATCCTGCCGACCTTCTGTCCCGTAGACCGTGATAGCGTTGTGAGGACTGTCGGCCATGAATCCGACTGATACCGGCCAGGTGGTATGGTCATGCGCGTTACCGAGACCCTTGTCCCTGATTAGCTGTGCGATAACTTGTGCGGGTGATGCCATTATGTCACTCTCATCTCCCTTAAAATGTCTTGTCGAAGTCGAGGAGCCATTGCGCGTGCCGGCGCCTCTAAGAATTTCGAACGGGCTTGAGGAGCAGGATCCCAGTAGAGACCTCGACCACTCGGGCGAGGGCGGCCTCGCAGCTTCTCTTGCACCTGCTCGTGAACGTAAGATGCGTAGGCTGCTGTGTATCCGATATAGACTTTCCCGCTGAGATCAACGCCGACAGCGCGGGTATATGCCGAATTCTTAAGTGGCCCAAACTCTACAGGCACGAGTCTTTGGCTCTCTCGCATTAGACGCAGACCGGCTCTCTTGGCCCCTCTCATAAATCTCGGCCCGAGAAGCGCGTGCTGTGTGCGGAGATTTCGTATGACTCGTTGCAGTCCTATCACATATCGCAAGCCGACGATCATAAATGCGCTCTGTAAAGAGTTCTGCCAGGCCGGTTTTTCAGGTCAGGGATAGCGTCGAAAGCCTGAATTTCAAGTGCTCCTGATGCTCCGCGAGGATCCTCTGGCTCCTCAGGGATGGCTGGCTCGTCAGTAAAGTTTGTATCAAGAAACCCCCCACCGAACTGAAAATACCATCCAGTATTTCCGAAGCCCGTCTCCTTGACATATTGAGCCTTGCCTCTCAAATCCCAGTAGAGTTTTTTGGGTGGTGCTTTGACTGCTCCTTCAGGTGTCCCATATCCGAGGATGATATGCTTGTCCTTGATGGTATCTTCACCATCCAGCATCTTGCGCAGATAGTCACCGACAAACATCAGACGATCAACATAAACAAGAGCTTTGCTTATGATAATCTCTCCTCGAGCGTTTTGGAACTCGCCGGCTTGATCCTCCCAGCGGACCTTGATCTCAATCGGGTAGTCAAAGACAGGTTCTCCAAACTCGTTTGAGCCGACCCTTTTCCAGTAGACGGCTCGCTGTCTTCTTATCCGATTTACTAAACTCATTTCGAGAGTTTCAAGTCCTGCAAATTGACTTTCTCAAACAGATCCAATTTCGAATCTGGGTTGACATTAATTACTTTAGCACTGGGAGCAAACTTCGGCAGAGATTTCTTCACGGCAGCCATTCCCAGGGTGAACCGACGAAAAGATTCAGCACTGGTATTATGAGGATACTGGCTGTGCCAGTGCGTGCGTCCTGTTTCCTCTTCAGGAGCCATGTCAAATCCCAGCAAATGAACTTTGGTTGCTCCGAGGTTCAATGCGAGGTTAATCGCTGCGGCTCCGGTTGAATAATTCAACCCGAGTTTAGGAAACTCGTGCAGTCCTTCATTCATACGACGCAGTTTCGTAACCCAGGGAAGATTGAAGTGCTCGAAAGGATTGCCATTGGGCACGACAGAATAGATTTTCATCCCAGCTTCAGCCATTTGTTCCAACTGGTGAACGTTCTTGTGGAACCAAGCAACGTCGGCGAAAAGCAACACTTTCACAATTTTTGGACCGAGTTGGTATGCTTGGTTGCAACCAATAACCAGTTCCTCGCTTTTGAGAACATCAAGAGAAACCTTGCGCAATGAAGGTCCTCCGCCGATGATAAAAGCAGTTTTGGAGCGAGGTGCTTCTTTAGCTGCTTCTTTTTTCTTTTCGATTTTCTTCATATTACCTTGCTTCCTCTGAATACAGAAACTGAATGCGAAGATTCTTCGCGACTGCTTCTGTGGTTTCTCCGTAAGCCATCATTCGTCCTACTCCAGTTGTCCTTGGAAGGTCAGTTGTTTGGGTATGGACCAACGTGCCATTGATGTAAAACTTGAGACTCACTCCGGGCAGGTGTTCTAGGCTCAAAAGCACATCATCCGTGGTAACTGGAATCCCACTGTTGGTGACAACGGCGCTGCCTGCGGCATCATGTGAGATACACTGCCAATTGACATCACCTCCAGCTGTTGAATAACGGAAGGCGGCAATGTCGGTGCCGGCAGTATCTAAACCCGCCATAGTGGTTCCTGCCCCTCCGGTTATCCCTACCCAGTAACGCACGGCGGCCGTCTCCTGAAGTTTGATCCATGCGTGCATTCGGATCGCGCGACCGAAATGATGATTGGCGGCAGTCTCCTCCACTCCCACATCCGTTCCTGCCGTGGCCGCAGTAGTCACGAGGTTTATCATCGAGGGTTCCGTCGTTGTCGGCGCAGCAGCAGTAGCCGTTCCTGTGACAGCGGCGGAGGTTCCATCGAACAGTAAGGTGGTGCCGCTTCGATAGAATCTCGTCATCTTATTTCTAGCGAGCATCCCAAACATACCGTTGTCCCCATACGTAGCGTCTGGTCCGAGCACCTGCCAGTTCGAGCCAGCGGGGAGCGCGGCCTGCTTCGTGTTGATCTGCGTCTGAAGATCCACTGTCTTGTTCCGGATTGCATTCTTGGTAGGAACTTCCAACGATGTGTTCCAAGCAGTATCGTCATACGCTTCATCGGCCACGTAAACGTCCCCGTATGTCGTCGCGCCGGGGGTTCTGGAATTCATCCAGTATCTGCATCCCGTGGCGTTCAGACTCAGATTTGGCGAGACGTTGTGCGTGATGCTTCCGCTGGTCGGGAGGACGGCGAACCCTATTGTGTTGGCAATATTGTAGTGAATCTCCACGTCCGTGCTCGCGACGCTCTCAAATCGTATCGTCTCCGCTCCGCATTTGTTCTCTGAAACGGAAGGAGTGACGCACCCAGACAAAGTAATTGCGTAGGTGGCGACATTGTAAACCTTGTTGCCCTTTATAGTGACATCCGTGGCGACCTCTGCTGTAATACCCCGAACAACATTTGGGGATGATATGTTATTCTCCGCCACCGTGACTCCTTTCGGGGAAAGAGTCCCATCGGTAGTGACAAGGATCGCGTAAAGAGAAGCGAGCGTCCCGCTTATCTGATTCTCTTGAATTATGTGATCGTGGCCGTAAACGAGAACACCGGCAACGGCGGTCCCGTATATGTTCAAAGGATCGCCACAATTTTCAAAGGTGTTGTCGCTCACCGTGGCGCCGTGATAGTAGATTCCTCCAGATGTGGTAAGTCTTGTGATCTCCGCGCCTCGCGTAGAAGCATTCTTGATTTTGTTATTGATCGCGCTCGATCCATACCCGTTGAAATTGAAACCCTGAGCGGTGGAGTAGGCTGCCTCTGTCGTCCCCACTGCCGCCACGCCGTCCAACGGGGAGATCACGATGCCAATATTCCCGCCGTCGATCTGATTCTCTGACGCGTTGTTCAGCGAACCCCGCATCTTGATGCCGTTGTGAGCATGGCCCGTTATCGTGTTCCGGGTGATGGTAGAGGACGCGGCGCTGGATAGGTAGATTCCGTTGTCCGCTGAATTCCGGATGTTGTTTAAATCTATCGTCACCCTTTCCGTAACGCCTCCCACCAGCACGCCCTGCCCATGGCCTGTTATGGTGTTCCCGATGACCGATGCTTCATTAGCTAACGCATTGATCAGGAATCCGGAGGACAGGTTGTAATCCGTTAAGGCTTCAACAAGCCA